TGGTCGTTTAATGTTGATAGAGGGGGCATATTGAATACACCCCATCATATCTTCAAGAAGAGGGTGAGCTACTTCAAAAGAAATCTTTAGTAAGTTTTTATAACCCACTGCCAATAACCCAGCCATTCCTTGTGAAGCTAATTCTTCAGGAATTTCTATCCCAGCATTACCTACTGCTAAGATAGTCCTGATTGCCCAGTATTCAGCCTGTGAAGCTGACATTTCAGTAATAAGGTAGGTTTTACTCTTATCACGCCCATCTTCAGCTACAAAGGTTGCCTCTTTACGAGCCATTAGATTTGACCACCTACGATACTTTGCCAAGTTATTTCATAAGTCAATGGAGTCAATGTTTTCTTAACTGCTGGAAAAGGCGTAGCAGAAGTCAGAAAGCCATTGTTCAATGTATATAACATGCTTGTACCGGGTAGATTGATAGACCCAAAAGCAGAGAATACATCAAGAGCCGCATTTTGAGCATTACGCCAAGCATCAAACAAAAATACACTTGGGGAATCAGCTTGAAGATGAATAGTCATTTTGTACGGTACGAATACCTTACCGCCAGACAAAATACCATCAACGCCCATCAATACTTCAGATTGTTGTACTGATTCTGATTCAAACGCATCATCAACAGCAAAGCCTTGAATAATTTGTGGCGTAGGGAAATACTGATTAATACCTAATGCCAGTATTGCATTTGCACTTGTAATTGTTGCCATGATTTATAATCCTTATTGAATTGCAATTGATGCTAAAGTAATTTGTTGAACTGCTTCCCCATCCTGGTAGTACAAAGTAATTGGAGGAGATTGCCTTGCAGCTCTAGTTATTGCAGTTGCAGGAAGTATTTGCAAATAAAACCCTTGAGCAGCAATAGTTGGTGCAGCGTTAAAACCTAAAGCATATTGTATTTGAGCCGCTTGTGAAGCAGAAACATTAATACCAGCTCTTATTGCTCCAAAGTTTACAGCCGCATTGATTGGATCTAAAGCCGCAGCATTTATTAAACCATTGCCAGCACTGTTATAAGGTATTGCGCCAACAGATATTAACAAATTAACCATCGCCAATTGCAAATTAGCATTTAGCCAGATTTGATTTAAATAAGTATCTGCCCATAACCATTCGCCAGATACACTACCTGGAGTAAACCAGTTTTCATTATTAGCAGGATTATTAGAACCAAATGAAGCATAAGCATTGTAGCCATTGCTCAACACAGCAGAATAGTTAGTTGCTGTAGATACTGAAGGCACAAGACCTGATTGCATCTTAAAGCACAACGTTGATCTACCATTCAAGCGAGTAAAATTCAATGAAGCTGCATAGCCGCATACAAAAGCCGCAAGAGTAGAATCTCCAACATTTGAATATACAGGGCATGTTCCAACTATTTGCAAAGTTTGTAAGTAATTACCAAAAGTAGTTGTATTATTTGCAGTCAACGCTCCAACATCAGAATCTTGACAAACATACAAGTAGCGAGGTGCAACTGAATTACTCCAATTAGCAAAAGCTTCTTTGTCAGCAGTTAATGCTTCCCCAACTGTCATAAAAGTAGCCCAGTTTTGGTTTTGATTGATTACACTGTCCATAAAAGTTGCTGGTACAGCTATATCAGCACCGTTTGATACTACAGCGCCTGTTGTAGATGTTAATAATAAGTTAGTTGCTAAAGTACCAACTGCTGCAAAACTCATTGTTTGAGTTACACCTGTTGCACTTGTTGTAAATATAAAAGCAGAATGAACTGAATCATAAGTAACAACAAAGCCTGGGGTTACAAAAGCAGCTTGGATAATAGTTGCAGCATTACTAAAACTTGTAGCGGCAGTTAAACTAATAGCGCCCGATGTTTTTACGACACCAGCAACAGTAATAGATAACGTACCTGAGTAAGTTTTTAATGTACCCAAGCTAACTGATATTGAGCCACTTCTTAGCCATCCAGCAGTTGCTGTTTCTGGATACCTAGTCATTAACAAAGCGCCTGGTAACTGAGTTCCAATGGATACTCCGTTAAAATAAACACTAGCTAGAGTAGCTTCAACTGAAGTTGAGCCAAAATAATCTTTAACGCCAACAGCATCAGCAAATTGAAGAATAGTGCCAGAAGGCGCATATGCACTTTGTGTCAGCATTAAGCCGTTAAGATCAACAGCAATTCCACCAGCCGAAAGGACGGAGGGAACTACTGAAACTACTTCTGAAAATGGAATGGTACTCATAAAAATCCCCTATGGTGGAAAGGTTTGGTCTATCGGTGCAATTTCAATAACCGCAGCAAGCATTGATTGCTGTATCATTGAAAGTATTGGGTTGTACTGTAAACTGGCAATCAACTTCCATCTCTGTTCGTACTGAGATTCCCCATCAATTAAAGGAATTTGGATTGGATCATCAGCATACAAAGGTTGAATATTTGACGGAAAAATCTCAGTCGCATATTCATCCCTAAATAATGAAACAGCTTCCGCACACCAGTTCTGGGCATCTTCTCCGTAAAAATCTAATTGGAGTGAATATCTAAATGGAGTGAGTATAGTTTTACCCTGATCTATAGCTTGGTAATTATCAATGTTAAATGATATACGATCCATACCAACATTGTTCATGGCAACAAAACCTTTTTTTGGCATTGCTACTCGATTGTCTTGAGCTTGCACAACTTCTGTATTTGCAGGAAGAAAACTCAATAGAAAGGTTCGCATACTGCTAAAAATATCTTGGTCAATAATATCAATAGTTACTGCCATTTAATTAACCTGCAAACTAACAATTACTTTGCACCAATCGGGCCAAGTTTCAACAACTTTAGTAATTAGCCAGTTCTTATTTGAACTATTGGGGATCTCTGGGAAGACTAAAATATCTCCACCAATATTATCCGCTCTAACTACTCCAGCCGCATTTCCATACAAGTATACAGTACGCATCACATTGGTGATGTTTAAGCCGTCAGTATGCTCTAAATCGCTTGTGCTTAATGCCTGTATCTGTGCTTCTACTGATAAGGTAATAAAAGTAGGCGTTCTCTTTCCAGCATTGTTTGTAACATATCCAGTCGATTGTATCCAGTTAATACACACATTTGGATTAGTTATCTGGGTATATTTATTAACCATGCCTCGTAGATTCATACTTTAAACTCTGCTCCAGCTTTATTAACTGCATGATTAATTGAAGCTATCATATAACCTGTATCATTTAATGGTTTATTATCAGAACCAGGATCTTCACCGTCAGCAATTGCTCTAGCCGCTTGGCCTACAGTTTTACCTGTAATTGTTCTGCCATTTTTACGCCATTTTCTAAGCAATACTGTAATAGGACTTAAAGCTGGAGAAGAAATAGAAGCAACCATTGCTTGAATATCAGCTTCAGCTTGCATACCAACTGCATCTAATACATCAAATACAGTGGCATTACCTTTAATAACCTTTTTAATACCAGTTGCTATTATTTTACTCCACTTTGATCTTTCTTTTTTAGCTGTAGGTATTATAAAAGGCCTAGCTGGTATTCCAGCCCCTGGTGCGCCAAACTCTTGAATAGCCGCAACAGTTGCTACAGTCTGCCCATTTTCATATGTTGGCCCTTGTGGAATACCCACTTGCGCTACCATACCATCAAACTCTTTTGGTATTGCTTCCAGCTTGTATTGTATCCTAGCCAGAACTTTATCAAAATTAGCTTGACTCACCACCAACCTGCGCCAGTATTAACTCTAGGTACAAAAAGACCTATATTCCCTACCACCCTTAATAACGCCCGTAATTGAGCGCCATAAGGCGTAGTTGCTAACCACCAACCATAAGCAGTCATTGTTGGTGGAGGTTGCATAGACACGGTTACAGAGCCTTCTGTAGTACCTGTAACCACTACTGTAGGAATACCAGCATTAATCAATGTAAATGAAGCCGCAAGATGAGCGCACATTAAATCAACAGCTAACTGTAATTGTTTGGTGTTAAAATCCCAAAAATAGTTATTATCAATATTAATGTACGCTGTTGCCATAGTCCACCACCCTTCCAGTTGTGCAGGTGGAAAAATAGTCGTGTTCTCAAAAGCTGGGAACTGATTCCTAAAATTCACATCATCATAAACTGGAGTGGTAGAAGGCATTACATCACCGCATATTTAGGTGCTTCATCTTCTGACGCATAATCAGCATCAGTCATTGGAGCAGATTCATCTTTTAAATTCATATCAGAAGCTACTTTTTCAGCTTCCATTTTTTTATTGCGAACACGAACATATCCGTCTTTTTGATGCTCAAGAAAACAAGAATTTTTATTTAATTCTTCTAAATCAAATTCAGTAACTTCAGTTGCAACACCTAATGGGGTAATCAAACGACTGTTTGCTACACCTGTGCCACCTTTAATAATAACATTATGACCTTTTATTGGAACATCACCACCACCTTTAAGCCAGTTAGTGTAGTTCTGGTCGTTTGCAAGTGTTGAAAATACATAAGCTGTGGACATTTTTGTTTCCTTAATAGGTTGATAGAAAGCGTGGAGTTTTAAACCACGCTAACTATCTTACACTAAATTAGATACCGCTGTATCTTACTACTGCATAAGGTCGTTTTAAAAGTACACCAGCCGTAGCGTTTGTGTAGTCCTCAACGTAAGCCTTAGCTTGACGCTCAACACCTAATGCTTGGAATTTAGCAGGGACAACTTGTACCCAAGTACGGCTGTCATCACTAGCGCCATCATCAACATGCTCTGCATACAAATACAAAACATTTGCTCCACCATTTGCAGCGTTCAACTGAGGAGCTGAAACTACACGCATTTTAGGATATGTTTTGCTAATCCAATCACGAACTGAAATACCAAAATCAGAAGTTACTGACAAGTATTGGTAAGAAGCCGTTGGCAATGCCAAAGTCAACTCAACATCTTCTGGATTGATGGTGTCTTGTGATTGAGTTTGTAGTTGAGCAGCAGCAACTCTGATGTCAGCTACAATCTGTAGGAATGATTTATTTGACCATAAAGTCGAACTACCAGTTCCAGACGCAGCAACAGTAACATAAGCTGGTAAACTAGGATCATTTAAAAAGCCGTAAGTTAAGTTGTTACCACCGTTAAAACCAAAGAAACCAATAAGGTTACGTTGAATTTCTAAAGCTAAAGCAGCAGATGAGCGTTTTTCAGCAGCAGTAGACACTCTGATGCGAGCAGCTCTTGCCTCTTCTAACATACCTACTTTAATACCTTTTTCAAAACGAACTACAGTTCTGCGGATAAAGTTGGTGTTCCAAGATGCCAAAGGCACATTTGAGTAATCGCCATAAGGAACAGCGTTACCAATTGGCTCTAACAAACCTTGAACAATTTCTTCATCTTCCCAAGAACCTGTAGTAGTAATACCAACCAACTCATCAATTTTACGAGCCGCTGTAATTACTTTAACAAAGCCTGGTAGCCAATTCTGTAGGAACTGAACAGGAGTTGTCATCGAAGGAGAAGATACATCACCTTGTTGGTCATCCATTGCAAAAGCCGCCATTTGACCGACTGCTTTTGCTGGAAAGTTAATGCCTAAGTCTTGTAGTGCTGCGTAATCCGCAACATCGCTTGCAGACATTTGAACAGACGCAACTTGGCGAGCTGATAAATGGCTACGTTCTAATGATTTACTCATAATGAATATCCTTAATATTAATTAGTAATGCGAATAGCAATTAAACCAGTTGCGGCTGTTGGATAATTCCAAACTACGCAATTAGGAATAAATGTATTTCCAGCAGTTACAGTGCCGCCAGGTGTTACCGCAGAAAGTACGCCAGTAGTATTATTGTATTGAATCAAATCGCCAATTTTAGCAGCGCCAACGCAGTTTACTACAATAGTACCCATAGTTAGGAACTCACCCTGACTATAACCAGCCAAGAACATAGTAGGATCAAGTGGATTGCCACCTGATACACCATACGAGGCATATACTTTAGGATTGACCAAAATACCAGCAAATACACTTGTACCAGCAACAATAGTGCCACCTTGGGTAGCTATGTTGGTAGCGTTTGATTTAGTAAAAGCTAGAGCGACAGTACCACCAGTTGAAGCTAATGTAAGAACATCAACACGTTGTGGGCCGTCTACGATTAATTCACCTGGGATACCAAAACCCAGACTGATATTGATCGACGATTGAAAAGTTGCAGCAGCCATAATTATTTACCTTTTAAATAACGTTGAACGAAATTGCCTTTTTTAGCTGATGCCATATCCATAGCATCAG